AGAAGGGCGTTAATGTTATAGACTTTGATCGTAACTTAACAGAGAGCGACAAGATGACAACAGCCTCAGACCTTATTGACGAAGCCAAGTCTCTCGTATCCGGCGAAACCCTAAAGTTCGATAAAAAACTTTACGAGTCAGCACGCAGCGCACTCGCGCAACTAATTGTGGTTGAAGCGAACGAGATGGATACGACGGGCAGCAACGAAGAAATGTCTATTGCTCATCTCCTTTCTGCCGTACACCATTTATTCGCTTGGTACGAGGGCGAAGAAGCAGAGGGAGAAGTCATGGAAGAAACAATCGAAATGTCCGCGAGCACCGAAAAGAAAATGGACAAAGCAATGTGTAAAGTTTGCGATAAAGCGGAAGACGCTTGTAACTGCGAAGGCGGATTTAAAGCTGCCGACGACGAAGAAACAGAAAAGGCCGCGCACAAAGAAATGAAGCCCAATAAAGGCGAAACAGAAAACGAATTCAAAGCCCGTTGTAAAGAAGCTGGCATGGAAGACGACGCGATCAAGGGCATGTGCGGTAAATACTTCGGCGCAGAAGCAGAGAAGAGCGCAGAAAACAAGTGCCTAGAATGCGGTTGCCATACACCGGAAGAATCCCATGGCCGTACTGATGTAAGTACAGCTGACATGGTATCCCCGGCTGACACGCCTAAGAGCGCAGAGTCCGCAGATACCGAAGAAGAAGAAACAAAAGATTCCACTACCGAAAGCGTAGAGGATGAAGTAAAAGCCATCGTAGAAGAGGCAGTAAAGAGCGCAACGAAGTCTCTAACCGCAGAGATTGCCAATCTGATCGCCGCAAAAGAGGCAGCGTCAGATAAAGCAGTAGGTTTGGAAACAGAGTTAGCGGTTGCTAAGTCACTCGCGGTTGCTGGTGGTCCAAAACGAACCATCAGGCCAGTAGATCACGCGTCAACAGATTTATTGGTGAAGGCCGCAACATACAAGGCTAAAGCAGACGCAACAACCGACCCGGATTTAGCAAAGGGATACAAGGCGCTATACCAAGAGTTTCTCGGTAAAGCGTCAGCCCTGAACGAATCCAACTAACCCGAAAGGACAATAACCATGGCCGAAATGCCACGCGCTAAAGACCTCTTCGGCGACGCAACACCTATTGAAGCAGCAAACCGCATGGAGGAGTACACCGATTCACTCGGTAAGTCTCTCTCAAATGCGTCGTCTGTTCCGGGTCTTGCTCCAGCCGCCGATCCAGTCTCAGCAATCGAAGCGCTCGTTGCTAACAAGTCACTAACCGGAGATGCCCTTGCTAACCTAAACAGCGCTCTCGCCTCACAGCGAACAGCGATGCAGGACATTCAAAAAGACGTAACACTTACATCTCCACTCTCAACATCTTTTGCTGCCTTCGACTTAGAAGCACCGGCAAAGCTGCTAACACCTCGCCCTACTCCACTCCGTAACCGAATCCCACGCAAAAAGGGAATTGGTACATCACACCGCGTCAAGCGTATCCTCGGATACACAGGTACCGGTACAGGCGGAGTCGGCAATACATGGCCGGGAATTACAGAATCAACAACAACAGCATTTGGCTCGATCAACTTCGAGCGTGGTCCAAAAATCTCGTATGCTGCTGATGATTTAATTCTGCCTTACAACTCTTACTCACTATCCGATAGCGTTTCATTTGACGCTAACTTCTCGGGTCTGGGTTACCAAGACCTACGCCAACTTTCATCTACATCTACCCTCTACGCAACTATGTTGATGGAAGAGCGCATGATGTTGATGGCACGCGGAACAGCAAGCGGATACGCAGGAGCCTTAACAGCACCTACATTCGCACTTGCTTCTCCAGTAGCGTCAGGTTCACAGACAGCACTAGCCGCAACTACCTACTACGTTAACGTCACAGCTGACGCAGGTATTTCAGGCTCAGGATTCGGTGAGTCAATCCTTGGAACAGAAGCGAGCACCGCCGTTGCTTCCGGAGACGTACTAACAGTCGCCGTATCAACTGCCGTCTCAGGCGCACTTGGTTACAACATTTATGTTGGAACAGCAACAGGCGCAGCAAACTTGAAGTATCAGGGAACTCTAAAGGGAACTGGTACATTCACAATTCAGGGTGCTACTTCAATCCAGACAACAGGCAATACAGCACCATTCAAGACAACAACTGCCGCAGCTTCTCGCGCGTCTGCTGATACATCAGCATACGCAACAGGTTACGACGGAATCTTGCCAACAGTCTTGGGCGCAAACTCAGGCATTAACAGCGCCATTAACAGCACTTTCTCAACATCAAATCCGGGAGCTGAATACCAGACAGTATTCGCAAGTCTTTACGATTCAGTTAAGGCTGACCCAGACTTGGTATTGCTAAACGGCAATGACCGCAAGCAACTTTCTGACGCGATCAAATCAGGCTCAACTGCTAACTACCGTCTAACTATTGACAATCCGGGAACAGGCGGAACTACTTATGGTTCCATCGTTACTGGACTACAAAACGAAGTTACCGGCAAGGCAGTAGACCTAGAGGTACACCCATGGCTACCGCAGGGCGTATCTCCAGTTCTCTCATTCACACTACCAATTCCAGATACCGAAGTTTCAGACGTATGGTCTAACTTTATGGTTCAGGATTACATGGGTATTCAATGGCCAGTTACACAATTTGCCTACGAATTCTCAACTTATTTCCGTGGAACATTCTTCTGTACCGCTCCAGCATGGAACGGCGCAGTCTCAGGTATCGTTTCTGCTTAATAAGTAAGGCGAGAGGGGGAGCGTTCTTAACGGAGCGCTCCCTCTTCTTCATAAAAACAGGAGGAGGCAGCATGGCAAAGAGAATGGTTGCGCCGGATAAAGGCGTAAAAGAAACAGTAGTAGGCAACAGAAGTTACACACCAAACAGGCAAGGCATTTATACAGTCAGCAACAGCGACGCAAAGGCAATGAAATCAGAAGGATTTATTGAAGCCTCTCTAATGGGGGCAACGATTAACAATGAAAATCTCGGATACACTTGCGTAGAGTGCGGATTCGGCAGCTGGTTTAAGATGTGCGGCCGGTGCGGACACGATAACGGCAACGGGATTAAAACAGACGGGGATTAGACATGGCGACCGGAGTAACTACGCAGCAAGCGTTCAATGAAAATCCATACCTAACCATCGCCGAATACAAGAATGCTCCGACAGCGATTGACATAGATAACTTAGTAGTAGGCGGTAACTCAGGAGCGCAAGACGCAGAGCTGGCTAACGTCATTCTAAGAGCTTCTAGTTTTATGAACGAATACCTTAACCAAAACTTAAACGCGTCTACCCAGATCGAAAATCAGCGAACCCGAATGAACTCGCAGGGCTACTTAATAATACACCCGAACAATAACCCGATCATTTCGCTACAAAGCCTTTCATACGGAACTGACCCAAATAACCTTATTGCGCTAGCCGACCCGTCAAAGTCATGGTTCGAGGAGCAGCAAATAATTGTGCCACTTTCACAGCTGGCATTAACTTATTCCTCTCAGGGAGCACTCTCGTTCGGCGGAGCAGCACCGAGACAACAAATGTTTGTAACATACCAATACACTTCCGGATACGCTAATAACCTAATCGCAACGGCAACAGCAACCCAGAGCACGCTGACAGTTCAGACAGCTGACGGAATAGTGGCCGGAATGACGCTAAGGATTTCAGACGGGGCAAGCAGCGAGCGAGTAGTCGTGGCCAGCACCTATACCTACGGCTCTACAACAGTTCCATTAACGGCTGCGTTGACCTATACGCACGCTAGCGGCGTGGCCATAGGTAATTTACCAAATACGATTAAACAGGCCTGTATCCTCATTACAACGGCATTCTTGAAAATGCGCGGAGACAATTCCCTCACCATGAACATTACGACGCAGCCTAACGGCAACGTAAGCGGAGCAACGATGTACGGCGGAGACATTCAAACTGCCTTAACGATGCTTGATCTATACAGACGGATTCGCTAGTGGCAGGGCGCACCGGCGTACGCGCTACCCTTTACAACTGGCTAAACACCGGAAGCATTACAGGGCTAAACCAGATTTTTACATCATTCCCGAAGCGCATTAACTACCAAGTTAATTCCACGCCCGGCCAACTAAGCAGAGCTGCGGTAGTAATCTTTATTCAAAGCGAGCGCGAGAGCCGTATAGCAATAGGCGGGGCAACTAACGGCTGGAAGAGAATTGACTACTCAGTAATTTTACAGGTCTACCAGCATTCAATGGAGCGCAACGCAGAAGCAGCGATGACGACATTTGACACGCTGATTGACTCAATCAAAACCCGGCTGCGAGCTGACCATAATTTCGGAGACGCAACGGGCAATCTAGTCTGGCAAGGCGCAGAGCCGGCCATAAATACAACTTACGGAGAGCCGGCAACAGATAACGGCGGAGCGACGGAGACGTTTGCTGAGATACAATTCGATGTAACAGAGATGATACAAGCATAGGAGAAACATGAAGATCACAAACGAAGGTAACGACGAGCGGGTGTATCCTACGCTTGGCGTCACTCTAAAAGCCGGAGAGTCATTTGACGACGCGAAAGCAACAGCAACAAAGCCAACAGCACTAATACCGTCAGCCGCGTCTGACTCTACCGAAAAAGAGGTGAAGTAAATGTCCGTACAAAATTCCGTTCGCAGTTACCTTGGAATTGCTAAAGAGGCAACTAAGGGAACCGCAGTAACGCCAACAGATTTCATACCAGTAATGGCCGGAAGCCTAAAGCCAGTAGACGTGATTGACCCACTCTACGACGAAGGCCTACGCGGTTCACTCGTAAAGAATTACAACTACTTACCGGGTCGTACGCGCTCGACATACGACTTTGGCGGATCAGTATTCCCAGACACTATTGGATACGCGATCGCTGGCCTACTTGGCGACGTAGCAACAACAGGAGCAAGCGCGCCATTTACACACACTATTTCGCTAGAAAACAGCGCAGTAGCAGCGGCAGACGCTCAACCACTTTCATACACTATTACTGACTTCTACGCAGCGGCAGTACGCGCATACCCGGGTTGCCAATTCTCAGACTTCACATTGAAATTCAATGCTGACGGAATGTTGGAATACGACGCAAAGACAACAGGATTCGCAAGCGCGGCAGCGGCAACACCTACACCGAGCTTCTCAACTATCCTGCCTACTCAGGTATGGAAGGGTTCCGTGAGCATTGGTGCGACAACAATTACTAACAGCATTAGCGGCGAAATCGCCATGAAGCGACCAGTAACACCTATTTACGGAATCTCAACAACACAAAACCCTTACAGCGTGTTCCTCGGAGCGCTAGAAGTAACCGGTAAGATCACTTTCGTAATGGAAGCTGACACAGAATTAACCCGTTACCTAACTAACACTCAGCCAGCCCTAGTCTTTAACTGGGCATACGGAGCGGCCGCAGCTGCGGTACAAATCCAAGCAACTCTAACAAAGGGCGCATACGTTGCGTCAGCGATCGAGCGCGGCTCAGATTTCGTACAGATTTCTGTTGACATTAACGGAATCGGTAACACTACCGACGCAGGAGCAAGCGCAGGATTCTCACCTATCAAGTGGGTATTACAGAACGCAAAGCCAAGCGGTACATACGCATAACTAATCAAGAGTAGGGGTAAGGTTGAGATCGAACGCCTTCCCGGTCTCCCTTCCCCTACTCCCTTGATTTACGCTAAGATAATTGGAAGGCAAACAACAGGAGGCAATCATGGAAAAAAACATCACTCTACCATCAGGCGCAACAGTTAAATTCAAAGACCCGGCACTACTACGGGTCAAAGACCGCAAGAAGGTAATGAAGGCGGCAGATTCAGAAACCGGCGACCTAGGTAAAGCGCTGGCGCTAGGCGAATCCATTATCGCAATGCTCGTAGAAGAGTGGTCATTTGATTTACTGATTCCGTCAATCAAGATTGAGTCAATCGAAGAATTAGAAATGGCCGATTACGACGCGCTAGTAGAGGCAACAGCTGACGCAAACAAAGTGCTATTCCCGTCATTGGCCAAGAATGACAAAAACGAGGCAGACCCAAAAGCGATTACCGACAACTCGAAAGATTAAAATGGGTAATTAACGGAGGCAGCCGAGCTGACGAATTCGATTACCCTGATGAGCAATGGTTTTACTTTACAATGGCAGATAGGTTCGGGTGGACACCGGAGCAAGTAGATAACCTGCCAGCTGGAACGGGAGATTGGCTAATTGCGATCGCGGGGGCGGTAGAAGAAGTCAAAGCAGAGAGAGCAGAGCGTAACTAAATGGGCGCAATAATCGTACGCAATCTCTCGCAAGTAATGAACGGGCTAACGGCCTTTGAAAAAAACATAATGGAGGCCGGAGAATTTGCGATCGCTCAGGCAGGATTTGCGCTAGAACGAGAAGCCAAGAAAAACGCTAATACCGGCACTCACGCAAGAGGCGAAGGCCATCTCCCGGGAACGGGTCCGGGTCCGAACGTAGTTACCGGAACTTTACGCCGAAGCATTACAACAGAAGTGCGATACGGATTTGGAAGTTACATTGCTACGGTGGGTCCAACAGTAGAATACGCACGCGCCGTAGAATTAGGACACCCAAAATGGCGCGGCAAGCGGTATCCTTACCTAATACCAGCGGCAGGGAAGTTGATCGGTAACGGAACTTTAAACCGGGTATTTACTAACGCGTTCAAATCTAGGTATAAGGGGTAAAAGTGGCAAACTCAATTCCACCGGTACTCATTGAATTACAACTAGAGACCGCAAAAATTGCGTCACAGATGAACCAGCTGACAGGCGATTTCCAAAACTTCGGAAAGACAGTCGAGAAGCAAACCGGATTTATGGCTAACTTTAAGGCGGCAGCTGCCGGCGTATTCGCTGGAGACCTGATGACCTCCGGCCTAAACATGCTAAAGACCGGAATACAAAGCGCAATACTCGACGCGCAAGAATACGAAAAAGTATCAGCGCAATTAGCAGCCGGTATTGCCTCAACAGGCAACGCGGCCGGATTGAGCGTAGAAGGATTACAAGCGCAAGCAAGCGCGCTAGAAAAATTATCAGCGGTAGACGAAAACTTGATTATACAATCGCAAGCGGTATTCCAGACCTTTACAAACATACGCAACGTAGCCGGCGAAAATAACGACATTTTTAATCAAGCAAGCCAATCAGCGCTAGACCTGTCAGTAAAAATGGGCGGAGATTTACAAGGGGCAACTGTTCAATTAGGTAAAGCGCTTAACGACCCTATAAAAGGTATAACAGCCCTGACTAGAGTAGGCGTAGTCTTTACCGACGCGCAGAAGGCGCAGATCAAAGCATTACAAGAATCTGGCGACATGATGGGCGCGCAGAAGATCATTCTGGCAGAAATGAACACCGAATTCGGAGGAGCAGCAAAGGCAGCTGGCGATACCTTCGCGGGAGCAGTATTCAGGGCAAAAGACAAAGTTGCCGATTTCGCTCGGGAGTTTATTACAAATTTACAGCCAATCCTGCTAAAAATCGGAAAGACTATTGGCGACTTATACACAAAGTACCTAGCGCCGTTACTAAGTTTCATTAACAGAAACAAAGAGGCACTAGGTTTATTTGTTGCGATTATTGGAACGGCGGTCGTGGCGTTTAAGGTTTACCACGCGGTCATGGCAATAGGTACAACTATTTCAAGCCTTTATTTGGTAGCAACAACTTTATTACGAGGCGCAAAGCTGATAGACGTCGTAGCGACAGATCAACAGACCAGAGCAATGGTAATGCTCAATGCCGTAATGAACGCCAACCCGATTGCCCTAGTAGTGCTCTTGTTAGCAGCGCTGGCGGCCGGATTTGTTTACGCGTGGAACAACAGCGAATCATTTAGAAAAATAATGATCTCGGTAGGCAAAGCCGGATTAACTGCCCTAGCATTTATTATTGAACAAGTCGGTAATTTAGCCGTGGGAGTATTAAAAGTAGTAACGGGTCCGATGAGATTACTACTTAAAGGTTTAGACATGCTTGGGGTCGCAGGCGCAGGAGAGGCTCTCAAAGACATTAACGGCGCGATAGACAGCGTGGGCAAGTTCTTTGACGGAGCAGCAAAGAAGGTTGAGTCGTACAAAAAAACATTAGACGGGCTGGCTGACAAGAAAATCAAGCTGCCAAGTTTTGGAGCACCGCCAAAAGTGCCAACCGGAGAAGAAGGCGGCGCAGCTGCCCCGGGAAGCGGCGGCGCATTAACAGCCGACCAGTTAAAGAAAATCAAAGCCGACGCAGAGAAGACAAAGGCGACTCTGAAAAAACTTAACGAAGACGTGAAAAAGTCTTACGCAGACATGAACAAAGTAATAGCCGAATCAGCGGAAAAGCGCAGCGAGATACAAGCAAATTACGACGAAACTATCCTAGAGTTACACGCAAGACACGCTGAAAGAAAATTAGAAATAACCGCTGACTACGAAGAAGACATAGCCAGCGCATTAACCTCTTACGAAGAAGACAAAGTACAAATAGCAAAGCGGTACGCGCAAGACACAGAGCGCGCACTAAAAGCGCACAATGACGCAAAAGAGCGCATAGCCAAGACTTACGAAGACTCTACCGCACGCGCATTACAGACCTACAATAAGTCAAAAGAAAAGATCGCCAAGAATTACCAAGACACAGTCACAAAAGCGCTCAAAGATTTCAATGACAGAAACCAAAAGATCAGCGAAGACTACGCTAATAAGGCGGTCAAACTAGAAGAGAGCGCAACCCAAAAAAGAGCTTCTATTATTGAGAAGGGTCGCGCACTCTTAACAAATGCGTTTGAAAGCGGAACCAAAACAGACCTAGCAAAGATGTTCCAAGACAGCGACAAGAGCGGTGCTGGACTCGCAGCTGCGATGAAAAACAAGTTAGCCAAGATCGTCGAACTCCAGCAAAATGCTGGCAAGCTGGCAAGCCTCGGATACACACAGACATTTATTCAACAGATCGTTGCGTCGGGAACAGACACCGGCAACGCGATGGCGCAAGCAATTTTACAGGCAACGCCGGATACTCAGGCGCAATTAAAAGACCTTTACGGCGCAATGGAGGATACAAGCAAGAATGGATTAAACGGCCTAGCAAGCCAGATGAGTACCTCAACAAGTTTCGCTACGGAAGAGCTTCTAAACGAATACCAGCAAGTAGGGGCAGACTTAAATACTGCGCTTGCCGACAATCAAACAAGCCTGACCGCAGCACTAGGCGACAGCCAGAGCAAATACAGCGAAGCGCTAACAAGCGCGGCAAGTTCACGCATGGAAGCATTGGCCGAAGCAAAAGCAAGTTACAGCGAGGCAATGGCAGACGCAGCAAAGGCGCAGCAAGAAGCCTTAGCAGAAGCGCAAAAAAATTACAACGAAGCAATGACAGAAGCGGCTAAAGCCCAAACGGAAGCCCTAGCAGAAGCAAAGAAAAATTACGACGAAGCGGTAGCAAAAGCAGCAAAGGCGCAAGCAGACGCGCTAACAAAGATCAAGAAGGATTTGGAAAAATCTTTACTTGATGCTGCCAAGATTTTTAATGACCAGATTGACAAACTAAACAAAGCGACCATAAAGAAGTTAAATGAATTACAAGCCGCATTAGTAAAAACTGCTTCTATGATTACAACTCTAGGAGGCGCAAAGGCAGGAGTAAAAGCATTAGCCGGATCGCCAATGGCTGGAATTCTTTCAGGTACAGGCGCACAAAGCGCCAATACAGAAGTCGCTACAATTACCAATTACTACCAGACCGACATTACAGGGGTAAACTTAACAGACCCAAATCAAACTGCTACGGTGGTAAAAAACGCGGTGCTATTCGGGCAAACGCAGGGGTTGGCAACGGATGGCGATTTTATTACCATAAACGGCAGAGTGGGAAGGTAACAAATGCCAACAGTAGCCTCTCTAAATAATTACTCGTTTGCCTTTAACGGATACATCTTCGGCGGAGCTGATTCCTGCCATCAAGTTTATGCGGTAGACGGGCTAGAAGCGCTACCTAACATACGAAATCAAGACGATAACCGAGGCTACTCAGACGGCATGTTTACCGGCAACGATTTCCTA